AAATTTACGCAATGTAAATCTCCTCGTTATGTTTTAAGTTAAGTAACCTTTTAGAATAAAAAGGGTTTTGATTTATTCCTTATATATAAATATCATATATATAGAGAAAATTTTGTTAGTTTGTATCGAATCTCACAACAAATGCTAATGCTAATTCTTTGTCATTTTTAATCGGTTTTGATACTTTTCCAACTGCGAGTAGCTCATTTTCATCATTATACAAACCTATATTTGTAACGTATGTTGCAAAATCTGAATGGGATGCTTCTCCTATTAATTGAGTACCAATTTCATAACCTGCTGTACTCCACGAACTCGTAGCATAACCAACAATTCCATAATCAAATGTATCATTAATACTATGACCGTCTACTGAGTGTTCAAATCCAGAAATCGCTACACTACTACTATAACCTTGTTTAATACTATTATTTGTAGTATGTTGAAATTCACTTTCATCTGCTCTACATACATATTCTCTTTCGTATATAGTTTGTGTAGAATCAAATTTTATTGCAAATCCATTTGAACCACTATTTGTTCCGACATCCTTATAAGAACCAGTATCTGTTATTACTGCGAGACCGTCATCGTAAAAGAAATTTCCAACTACACTACCACTTCCCTGAGCTGTAACAGCGTGGTTAGCATAACTTGATGAGAATGCTATATCATATAAATTTCCTCTACCGTCATCTTGTAAAATAATAGTTGAAGCTGAACTATCATCAGTTATTCTTACTGAATTAGGTCGTACGCGTTCACCATATAATTTTTGTGGAACTGAAATTGCTGTACCGGTATCGTGTAGTTGTCGTGTGTATGGTCTTCGTAACTTATAAGTTCTTCTTCGTGTAGAATCATCTAATGTAGATAATGGTTCAGTATATATATAAGATAAAACCGCGGCAGATGCTGTAGGTACTCCTCGAATATAATCGATGTTACCTCTCATTTGTGTTATATCTCTATAATATAATTTAAATATAGTTTGATATGATGGAACACTATAAAATATACTTGACGATATTGTTTTAGTGGCCGCAGTATTGATATCAAAGTTATGAAGATTTGAATCAGTTGGTTTTTCTAAACCTACGGCGTAGATACCGACAATACTATCAGACTCATTCAGAGTGAATGTTTTATGTGTTTCAAATGAGGATATTAAAACATCTTCTGGTTCAAGATTTTTCTTGAATGACATTTTTTACCCCTTTTAGAAATCAAGTTTAACTTTGATAAGTGCTTCTCTTGATTTAGATTTTATAATTGGTTTGCTTAATTTTGCTATAGCTAATAACTCGTTCTCACTATTGTACATACCAACAGTTGTTATAAAAGTCTTTGGGTCTTTTTGTAATCCAGGTACAACTCGTTTAACACCTGATACCGATTCGGTATAAAAAGTTTCGTTTGTTGTACTATTAAACTCTTTAGCTGTAGCTCTAACAAAGAAATGACGTGATGTTATTTCTTCTTGTCTTTTCGCCGAGAAGTATGCTCCTTCTTTTACTGCGTTAGAAAACAATCTAGCATTTCTATCATCACTATTAGAACCACTTTTTGTAATTAGATTTAACGGAGCGTTTTGTAATCTAATTGGGTTAAGTACTAAACTACCTAAGCTTGGATAAAATAATCCATATGAACCAATCGTTGTTCCTTCATCAATCGCAGTTGTATTAATTGTAGTTCCACCTACAAGTGTACCACTAACAATGTTGTATTCAGGTGAAAAATTTCTTTGGTCTGTATTACCACCTTTATTTGTACTTGAATCATCAATTAACTTAACTGTATGAGCTCCGTCATTTATATGTATTTCCCAACCACCTGGTTCTAACGATTCTCTAATTCTAGCTCTGTTGAATGTTAATGAGTAAAATTGTTTTACATCATCTAAACCACTAAATTTAAATCTTTGTGTTTGTGGTGGGTTTATCATATTATTAAACTGACCGAACACAGCTGCCGTAGTTCTATCACCTGTTGCACCTAGTGTACCTAAAGAAGCACTACCTTCAGCATGACCATATGCAACACCAAATTGAACAGATGCTGATGTGTTAGTTCCTGGGTCATATCGATATACATCAACATTATAGTCACCAGTATTTGTGTATTGTGTAGATGATGTATGGAACGTAGTTATACTTGATGCTCCGTCTTGAAACACACCAGAAGTAACAATCGCTACATCTGATATTTTATCATCTTCTGTTAAGGGTTTATACATATCTTATTCCTTTAATATTTAAACGGGTACGTCAAATTTTGGAGAACCACCAGTTCCACTACCACCAGTTCCACTACCACCAGTTCCAGTTCCACCAGTTCCAGTATTATCTTGTGGAGCATCTGGTGCTACTGTACTACCTTCATCTGCTTTTACAGATACAGTAATTACATTTACTATTCCAGAAGTTACACCTTGAACTGTAACAGTTGTTGTTGCAGTTGGGTTAATTGATTGTGCTATTACAGTAACACCTGTTTGAGTAACCGTTCTAGCTGAAGGCACTCCTTTAAATTTTACTATGTTTGTGTTTTCAATTGTAAAAACATAATTCTCTGCTGTTCCACCTATAGTAGTTGGAGCAATTGCTATTTCTGAAAATGGGTTAACGCCAGGGTAATTAAGTCGTGCAACATTTACTTTAACACCAGCTAAAGATTGATTTACAAGAAAACTGTTAAACGCCCTTCGATTAGGTGCTGCCTCTAATAGAGACATATTCTCTATTGCTACACCGTACGAATCTGTACCGTCTGGATGTGTTACGTCATATAGTGTATAATCTATTTCTTCATCACTAAGTGCGAACTTAGTAATATTAAAATTACCACCCTGTGAAAGTATCTGACGACCTCTCTTTGTAAGAATCGCATCTACTGTAATGCTTGAGTTGTCTAAAAAGCCCATTTTTTATCTCCAAGATTTTAAATTTGATATAACTTTACTGTAAATAAATATATATCTTCTAAGTTTTTCAACAATTTAATTACTCCGAATCTATGATGTTTAAGTTTGTATCAGTAGAATCAGTTGGTACTGCAACTGTCGGTGAAGTTACTCTAATAACAATAGGGTAATCACCGTCAGTTGTTGTTGATATTGTGTTTTTTACACCTTCATAAAAACTGTTATTCAACGCCGTTATGTGTTGATAACCTGGGTCTAAATCAGTTTCTACTAAGGATTTTGAACTATACAAGTTTACATATCTATCGAGTGATGTTAATTGACTCTGTGCGTAATGTGCTGAACTTGTATAGTAAAATTTATATTGTTGGTTAAGTTCTGATTTTCTATTATCTAATATAATTGAACCTGTTGGCTCACTAAATACTTTATTAGGTCCACCATATTTAACAGAACCACTTATATAAAGATTTTCATCTCCAGTATATTTGTGTAATGAGTGGTTTAAATTATATAGAGATGGTGTTCTAAATGTAGCAGTACTGTCTATATTACCTGTATAATTCGGATATTCAGTTTCTATAGTAATTATAGAACCACTTTGTTCTTGTTCACCATAAGCTGTAGTATCTACAAATCGAGATACATTAATAGTATCTTCATAAAAGGGTTGTGTAATAGATGGATTATTTCTTTGAACTGGAGACTTTGACCTTTCAAAAATACTACCTTCAATTAAAGTTCCCATTTGAGTTTTTGCTCGAGCTGGTACAAGTTTTTTTAATTGTTTAAATACTGATTGGTCGTAGTATTTTATAAGTCGCATATAATCCCAAAAATTAGCACTACCTGAACCAAATGAATACTTTTTAAAATATTCATTAGATACATTTGTCAATCCAGTATAGTTCTCTTCAAATACATCTCGTGGGTCACCTAAATACTGATTGAAATCTAGGTTTGCGAATGATGAAATGATATCTTCATTTACAACATCGACTGGTGAGAAGTAAATTCCAAGTTTTGGTGAATCAAGTGGTGAAAAGTCATTTGAACTTACATCATATCGTTTATTTATACTTAATGCAGCTCCACTTCCACTTAACCAATTGTTTTCAATTCTTATTTTAGTTGCCATTCTTCGATTAGGACCTGAATTTGGAACAATAGTTTTTGTTTTATCAACTACAGGTTCAAATGTATTTTCACCACTAAATCCCTGAGCACTACCTGTTTGTGTATAAGTTTGATTAGCACTTACATCTCTAATACTATCACCGTCTGATAATTCTGTGTTATCATCAAAAGAGTATCTTCTTACTAAATTATAGTAAGATGAAGATGGACTATTACCAACATAAGATTTTGGATTTTCTACGTGAATATTAAATGATTGTTCTTCTAATGGTTCAGTCCATAGTCTGAACTCCATCATTGAACCACCAAACCTATCAGCATTAAATATTCCTGAAGCGGTACCAGAACTATGGCCACCAATAAATAAATTACCACTACCTGTCCACGAAGCGTTATATGACTGAGAAGTCGAACCAGTTATGTTAAGGGTTGTTTTCGAAGTTTGTATTATTCTATCTAAACCAGCTTCATATTTTTTAACAAATAAATCATAATTAAAATTATCACCAATAGAATCTGTATTTGTTGCAACTTTTCTTAATGATATATCATCCCAAAAAATTGTTGATTGTGGTTTTACATTTTCAAATCGTACACCTAAGTTAGTAGTATTTGGAAACTTCATTGTTTTTTGAACTACAATTTGTTTCCACTCTGTTTCATTTAAACCAATGTGTTCTGACGATTTTATTCCACCTTCTGTTAAACTGTATTCAAATTCTTGGTCCCAATTTACAACCTCTTCATTTGAATCTAATTCAAATAAACTTAATCTACCTACAGAATCAACAGCGCTGGAAGAAACTTTTGCGTATGCTGAAAACGTATAAGTCTCACCTTGAGTTACACTTACTGCAGATATATTATCAGTTATATCATTTGATGGTTTTTTATAAAATTTAGAGAACGAAGAACCGTCATATGATGTATTTATGTGAACTAAACTTTTTGTACCAGACCTAGCTACGTCTGAACTACTAACTATTTGTATATCACCGTTTTCAGCGTTAGAAATACCTTTTATAAATGGTGGATTAAATAAGCTTGCAGTTTCAAATGACGGAAATGAAAATAACTCAGGTTCAACCTTAGTTCTTCTTAACATAACAGAATGATATTCACCATCAAATACAGGTAGTAGTGATGAACTAATTTCTTGTAACCCAAAAGAACCAGTTAACATAAACGAAACAGTTCCGTAGTTATCAACTGAATCATTATCTTTTAATTTTATAGCCCAATCAGTACCTTTTTGTACAAGTATTTGGTCTGAACCTGAAACTGCTCTAAATCTAAATTCAACTGTATCTGGTTTTCTTTCACTATCATCATCGTCTGCCCAAGATGTTTCAATGTATTGTGTACCTTTAAATCTTAATGCTCGTGTAAACTTTCTAGCTATTTCAAATTGTGCTTTATGGTTAGCTTTTTGTAATCCACCATACTCACGAACTCTTAAAATAGAAGATGGTATACCATAACAATTCAATATACCTTTCAACGCACCGAGTGTACCTTTCGCTTTTAACAAGTAAGGCATACTTGCTATTAATCTTTTTGTTATTTCTTTTGAAACATCACTTTCAGGTGGTGAACTTAATGAACCAGATGTGTAAAGTGAATACGTTGTACCACTAAGTTTTTGTCCAAATCCAAGTCTACTTAAATCTAATAAATCCTTACCGTCTTGTTGATTCCAACCTAATGACTTAGCAAGATTAAAAACTAAATCTTTTGAAAACCCTTCAGATAAATCATTTTGTCTATCTGTGACATCAGCCATTGCTGTTGTATAAGACCATATTTCATCAAATTGTTGTCCTATCATATCAAGAAAATCAAAAAACTGATTATTTTCTACATCTTCTCTTACGTGAGTTGGTAGTAGATTAACTAACCTATTTTGATTGTCTATATCGTATAAAGACGCGCTGTATAATTGACCTGTTTTACTTCCAATACTACCATACCAGTTTGTAAACTCTGCGTGTGATGAAGTTATAGGTGCGTATGGAAATTCATAAGACCCACTACCAACTTTAGGCCAAGCAGCGTTTGAAATTTCTCCAATAGAACTTGTTACATAAGATGACTTTGTACTGTAAAGATAATTTTCATATGCATCAAGATTAGTTTTTACATTACGTATCTTATTATCAACAATAGTTAAATCTCGTTGAGAATTTGAAATGTTTACTAACGACGCACTTTCTGCTGTGTATGTTTCAAGTAATTCAACTTTATATTTAAAGTTCTTTAATCTTTTCTCAGCTGATGAGAAGTTTATAAAATTATCATAGTTAGAATAATCAATATTTAAATCTGTTGATTTCTCAGTTAAATATTTATCTTCAATTTCTTTTTGTAATCTCACATCTTTTGTAATTAAATCATCATAACTTTTAAATTCAGTTGAACGTTTTGTTATAGGTGAGTCTACTTGGGCTGAATCAGGAACTCGTAGTACCAATACATCTTCTTCTTCTTGGTCATACGGTTTTAATTCAACGGTCTCTGTTACTTGTGGAAGAATTTCTCTGACGATATATACTTTATCTTTTTCTGTAATGTCATCTGGTAACGGTTCATATAATTTAAATATAGCTGAGTATGGTGAATCTTCAAATGTTTTACTATCAGTTTTTACATTGGTTGTGAGTAACATTTTATCATCACCAAAATGTAAAAATGTATTTAAATCTCTTTTATCATTTATATTATATGTTATACTGACATTGGTAAACTTGTCGCTTGGTAATAGATTATCTTCTGTAATTTGATTAGAAATTTTTTCTTTTAATTCGTTCCAAGAAGTTCCAAGACTAATTTCATTATCTTTTATATCAATAATTGATGAAACAAAAGGTGTGTAGATTGCTTTTTTATCATCAACCTGTGAATCTATACTAAATATGTATGTTTCTGTACCTAAAGATTCCATAGTAGGGTCGAGGTCCCCACCTTGTTTTCTTTCATCTCGAGGGTCAACTGATATTATATAAGTACCATTGTTTACTGCTAATGGTTGTAAAAAATTAGTTAATGTAAATGTAACTTGTTTACCTTGACCACTCCCTACATTAAGGAAATTACCGTCAGGTTTGGTTAAACTCCACGTGTACTGGTCAGCTGCCGTATCAGTTATAAAAGAAATTGCGGTATCAAGTTTACCTTTTTTACTTTGGTCTAATCCACTTATTAATTTTATCATTTTACGTCTTTACTATGCTACACGAATACAAGCTGGTATATGTATTGTACTTGATTGTCCGTCTTTAGGTTTAATTGTTAATTTAACACCAATGTTCACGTGTTTACTATGTGTACGTATGGTTACTTGACTGCCTGTTGAAGAGTCTTGAGTAACTTTTAATTGTGAAGATACTGCGGCGGTGGGTTCTATAAATTCAACATCACCGTCAGACGTGGTACTGTAAGGTTTTACTTTATTCCATCCACCAGTACCCCAATCCCAACCTGTTAACTCCCACGTATATTTAGTAGGTACATTTGGTTTACTTGAAATACTTTTTAATGTTATAGTATGTGGATTATCCTCACCCTGCCATTTATAACGTGGATAACTAACTTTACTATAATAAAGTTTTTGAATGTCTTTTAAATTTTTAGCTGCGTTATTTCTAGGATAATCAATTATAGAGGTATCGACTGGAAGTGAGTCATCGTCTATACCCTTAAATATCTCAAACAATTCAGTAAAATTTCTATCACCCGAATCATAAGTAGCATTACTATCATCTGATATAAAGAATTGAGCTTGTATTACTGATGACTCTAATTCTTCAATTGCACCCAGAACTTGACTCCCGTCTGTAGCTTGTGGTGGTGGTAAATATTCTTTTATAAAAGCGTTATTAATTGAGACATAACCACCTATCATTTGTTTTGATAATTGAGAAGTATCTCCTGATAATCTCATTGTTTTACTATCACCGACTAAAGAAGTACCTTGCGCATCTACGACAAGAGAAATAAAATCATTTTTAGCAATTTTTATTTTTTTTGATGTTTGTTGTGACTCTAAAAAACTATTTTTATATTGACTATCGTTAATAGATTGTGGAGCCAACCTGACTTCGGTTCTTGAAGGTGAAATCTCGTGTGTATAATATTTATACTCTTTTAAAAATAACTCTCTGGAATTATCTGTATGTGTTGTACCTGTCATAATCTTACCATTATTCATAATATGGTAATTATTACCTCTAAATATTCTACTATCTGAATCAACTAATACTGTTTCGTATGAACCCGCAACTTTCCTAAGAAAATTATATTTCACAACATACTTACCTCTATCATAACCCATTTTTCTAAGTATTGTACCTGTATTTAATTTTACTCCGATATCTAAATCATACGAATAATCTGTCGTATCAGCAATTCCCGATTCTAACAAATTATCATTTGTATCATATATTAATACTTCTACACAATCATTTGGATTTGTTGTAAACTCACCACCGTAATAGGCATTTTCTACTGTAGACAAATTTACTGTTTGTCCAGTTTGTAAAAGTTCTAAGTCTGTATCGTTTAATCTACTCATTATCCTATTGGTTCTCCGTCAGGTATAGTTGCTATTTGACTATCAGTCAATGTTACTAATGTAAATAGTGCGTAGTCTTTACCATAATACACTGCAAGGTCAATAAATTTTCTTTTTTGATTGTTTTGTATCAACCATCTATCATAATTAGTTGGGTCTTCATTTGTAATTACATCACCGTTTTGACTTTCACCTGGTAATGTCTGTGCAAAATTTTCTGTTGCTAATTCAGATATACTTCTATCAATTATTTTTTCTAAACTGTTATTTTTAATATATCTTGGATAAGATTGTGTAATAACTGTTTTAGATGATTCTTGGTCTTTTTCTGTTAAGTAACCAGAATATAATGAACTATTACTTATTTTTGCATCTTCGATACCATTTGAAGATATGATGTCTTCAAAAGAATATAATATGTTATTTTTTCTAAAACCGATTGATGCGAATTTTTGTAAATCTTCTAAGTATACAGTTCGAAGTTTACCTACGAACTCAGTATAGAAATCTACATTTTTTAATTCTTCTTTTGTGTATGGCATTATAGACTTACCTTAAATGTAAATCCCTCGTCATAGTACTGGTCTAATTCGTCTGCTGTACCTTCGTCAGTTACTACTCTATATTGTAGAGTGTAATATCTTTCTGGTTGATATCCATTTAAATCTAAATTAAAATAATTACCGGTCGAATCACAACTCATTTTAGAACCTGTACCAAATGGTACTATAACGTCAGCTGTTTCAGCATCAGTAATTGAATAATATGAAGAACCACTTGGTAAATATTTTATTGTTAAACCGGCTGGTGTAGTTGAATATGTTTTAGATGGGAATCTTTCTCTACCAACAACTCTAAATTTTGCTCTTGAGTTTTCTTTATATTTAGGTCGTAATCCTTTCATATAAATTACACTATCTTCTAAATTAGTAGATGTCAATGCATCTAACGAACCAGTAGACCAAGTTGAATCATCCCATACAGCCTCTAATGTTGGTGGGAATATCGTATGTGTATTTGATGAGAAAAATGAAAAATTACCTAAACGGTCTGTATTACCTTCTGAAGCTGAGGGGTGATTGTTTCCTACACTACCACTTCGTTTGACTAAAAACCCATCATTTACAATTGTACCATTTAACCACGAATTTACAGTACCAGTAACATCTATTTTTAAATCACGTGTTTGATGATTAAGTGATGCTGATGCTGCCGGTGCTACACTTGAAGTATACCATATTCCACCTGCTCCATCTTCGGCTCCACTACCACTCGCCCATAATGTACCATTAGTTTCACTATATCTATATTTCCAACTACAACCATCAGCTGTTTGTGGGTTATCATAAGAACGACCTGTTCCCATATCCCAAGAACCACTGACTGGGTATGCATATAAACTTTGTGATGCGGCTAGTGCTTTTGGATTAGCGTCATATAAATTTAAATAATATTTGGCTGCTCTACTACCTGTGTGAGGTATCAATCCAGAAGCTGAGGCTTCTTGAAAATATGTTGTATCAAATTTTATTAAAATTCGAGAAACGTCTACACTTGCTCCGGTATCACTAACGTTTTTACGAATCTCTAATATTTCATCCATACCAGAGTTTAAACTTGAACTCGCTTCAAAAATTGTAGTGTCTTTTTCAGGAAATATAAAATAATGCATCTATTTACTCCACTATACCTAAATTATCTCCTACAACTTTTCCTTTGATGTCTGAGTTTGGATATTTAATTTCAAAAATACTTGGGTCTAACGCTGGATATAAAACACCATCAATCATACTATTTTTTATATCATAAAAGTTTCCAGAGTAACCTTGTCCAGCTTTATATTTATTTTCAATCTTTATTATTGTGTCAGAATTTATAGGTGGTACAACTGATGCTACACCATCAACTAATGACAATTCATATGCTATATCTGACATTACTATAGGTTGGCCAATTTGCCACCTATCAATATCAAAGAAATCTTTTATAGCTGCTACACATTTAAGTAACACCTCGTTCTTTGCAAATTCGGCTTTTGTTAATATTGCAAAGTTAACAGCAATGTTAATAACATAAGCATCTTTAATATTAACCGCATCTGTTACCAGTCTATATTGTGATAAATAAGTTTTTAAATTTTCTTTTACAGTTTGATTCAATGATGTAAGTTTTTTATTTGAATTAAAACCTAAAGTATACATATTCATAGCTAATGGGTTAGGTGTTCTGACTTGTAATGACTTTATGGTTCTTTTATTATCAACATCTTCTTGTGTAACTGTTCGTTCTAACTCATCTGTACCAGTTGACTTATTTAATTGGTCATCTTGTACTAAGTGAACTTTCGCAATGTTACCATATTTAGCTGGTAATGAATAAGCTCTAACAATGTAATCTTCTTTAGTAACTGCTCTTTGTTGTGCTTGAAAATACGATAATGCATTTTCTCTAACTTCTCTAATTGATTCACCCGATGAACCACCTGAAGCTGGTTTTGGATTGATAAATGATACTGAATCTTTTGATTCTTGAACTGTTGTTGTAGATAATAAAGCATCTGATATCTCATATGAAATACTTGATATTGAAGTTATATCATTAGCATTTACATTATTATCAATACCACCCCCATACGCATATTTTATAGTAAGTGTTGTATTAGACGGTGCTAGTCCAAACGATTTAGTTTTTAAAAAATTACTTGGGTCAAATGCGGTAGTTAAAAAGGTTGGACTACCTGGTAGTGTTGAACCCACCATTGATGGATTTGGAATAAGTTCTTCATCAGCATTATTAGATATACCTGCACCGAATCTTAAAATTGATGAATCATTTTGGTCAATATATCGTGTAAATCTACGAGAAGTTTTATTTAGCTTTAAGATATAAGGTGAAACTTCTCTATTAACAACTGAAGTTGGGTCGTTAGTAGCATTATTTTCAATATCAGTAAAAACTGTATCTCTAGCTAAAGAATCTACTTCAGACCAAGTATTACCATCACTATCAGTACACGAAATAACTTCTATAACTTTTGAATTTGATAATTTTATTTGAGCATATTTTTCAGCTGAACCAAAAGAAAATGTTTCTGTTACTATATTTCCACTCTCAGCTGTTATTTTCTTTTTCAACAAATACTTAGTCGGTATATTATCTTCACTTTCAAATATTGTAATATCACGTTGGTCATATGAACTTGAGAACTTAAAGTTCACTTCATCTAATGTCCTAAATGTTGTACCTGTACTTGTTGATATGACCTGTGTACCCGCTTTTACAGTAAGAGCATACCTTTCGTCAGGCTTTTCATTCAGTGCCGGGATGGTCTGAAATACGTCTAATACAACTGAAGCTGGTGATGTTGTTTTTGGTTTATAACCGAATGATTGTGCTATATTATAAACGTTTCTTTTCTCTTCAGCGTATGCTAATAATGATTCTCTAAATTGTGAATCTATATAGTATGAAAGTACATCACCAACATAAGCAGCCATTTCAATAAACATCATACCTGGTGAAGATTCATTAAAATCATTATATGTATTTGGAAAATATACTTTAGCAAACTCGATTAGATTATCTCTAAAATCACTAAAATCTTTATTAAGATAATTTACTTGTTTTACTACGTTCTTTTTTGTACTTGTTCGAGCCATTTAATTACTCCTAAACTCGTTCTGCGGTGTAACCAGCGTCTAATGTTATTGACTCTGTTGTTTGTGGAGTCAACGTAGTAGAAAATTTCACTTCTACAAAAATTTTATTCTGGTCACCTTCGTTTGTGAGTGTGTTTACTTCTTGAATGTTAATATAAGGTAACCATACACCAGTTGCTCGTTTAACTTCTTCTTCAAGTCGTACTGGCAATTCATCATTTATTTGTTCAAAACAAAGAGCTCTTAATCTACTACCAAATTCAGGTTGTGCTACTCGTTCACCTACGTGAGTTAATAGTAAATTTTTTAAATTGTGTCGTGCTTGTTCTAAAGAATTTTTGGTTAATGCAAAATCATTATACTTATCTTGTCTTAATGGAAAAGATAACCCTATATAAATATTTGGATTTAAATCGTTTTCTCTAGCACTTGCCATTATTTACCTTTTTTATCTAATGCTTTCATTAAACCACTGTAATCTCGTGTTAATGCATTTGTTATATGTTCTGGAACTTGTTCTGATGAAACACCAGCTCTTTTAAAAGTGTCTACAGCCACCATATCTCGTTTAACTTCTTCAGGTTTTCCGTAACCTATTAGTTCCGCCATCTTACTTGTATCAAACGCTCCACCACTCATAGTAGGATATTCATCTTTTTGTGATTTTGATAATGCCGTAGTTTCATTTAAAATATTATTAATTGTTGAGTTGTTAGAATACTTTACTTCTTTTTTAGGTGAAGAAACTGGTTTAGCAACTTCTGGAATGGTTTCTTTTAAAGTAGGTGAAGATTCTTCTTTTATAAATATCTTCTGTACTTCTTTTTTAACTTCTCTACGGACAGCTTCTTGTATTATTTTTACAAGGTCTTTTTTGGTCATAATAACTCCTATGTTGTTTTGACTGTTAAACTTAAATATGGTGTTGTTGGGAGGTTTTTAATTGTTTCTAACTCTCCAATCTCTAACGCTAATTGAGTTGTTTCTGGTGTTACTACACCACCTGATGCTACAAGTTTTGTAGCTACCTCAGCTTGTTTTGTACTAATTGCACTATCTAATAACATATCAATTATTTTCTTTAATTCATCACCTTTTACTACAGGTTCTAATTTACTTTCTACAGTACTTCCTAATCTAATATCACTTCCATTAATAAATATACTGTTAGATTTAATTTGTATTTTTTTGTCTTCATTTGATGCTTTACTTGAACCACCTGATAAATATATTGAAGAATCATCGTTGTTTATATTTTCTGTTGTGCCTCTATGGCCGGCAACTATTTTTATTTGAGGTTTTTGTTTATCATTACTAAAATGTATTGATTGACCAAATCTACCTTCAAATAAAATACAACCTTCACTAATCTCAAGAGGTTTAACATCTTTTCTTTCAAATGTTTTACCGTATTTAGTATCTTTTACATAATTACCACTTACACCTGGTATAGAATTTTCGTTGACAGAACCTTTACGATTTATAATACTTGTATAATAATGTTGTCCATTATATTCTGTAACTACTACGTGTTCACCGATTACAGGAACAGTAGTTATATTTGGTGTCAAGGATTTTACGACACCACCTAATATTTCTTGATTAGGATTATTTATAAAAGTACCTCTAACACTACCACGATTATTAGATTCATTTAATATTACTTCTTTAACTTCAAAGGCTTCTCCTTCAAAGAAATCATACTGTGATGAAGCAATTAATTTTTTTACCATAGAACCTATTTTTGAAAAAGTCGGTATACCTGTTAAATAAGATGTAGATGTATCTACTCTTCTTTTTCGTCTATAAGCCATTTAATTTACCTTTGTTACGGTTTCAATCTTATTATGTATTTTATCTGATTCTACTTGTAAGTCTTTTATAGTGTCTTCCATACCTGAAAGTAGTTGTGTTTTTTCTTCTTCTGATAAACCGTATTCATCTTCTGAACCTACTCTACCTTCAGCAGAAATTAGTCGTTGTACAACTGACGCCATCTTAACAAGTTGGTCATCGTTTTTTACATTTATTTCTAAATACTCTTTAATCATAGGTACCATCTGTACAGCGGTATCACCGTCTTTAATAAATTGTACAAGCTCACGTGTTAAAACGTCAAGTTGTTTTCTATTGTGTTGTGTATTGTTGTAAATGTCTTTAAATAATGATGATAGTGATTTACCATCAAAGATTTCGTAATCTATAGCCATAATTCACCTAAATGTTTTTATCTAATAATAAATATGTAATAACCAAAAAACTTTCGTATATAAATATATATTAGAATTTATAATTTGTTAACATTAATATTTATTATTGAGGGTTACTCCGGTTCTTAATTTTACTGAGTAATCCTTTTTTTTCTAACAAACGGGAGAAAACCATGAAGGAAATCGTAACAACATTCAAAGGATGGATTGATGACTTAGGTCATTTAATGTTGTCTTTTGTAGCCATAGGAGCTGTATCTGAAGTAATATTCGGAAGTGGTATCTTTGGTGTGAATGTTATAGGTAACCTGACATCCATCATTAATAGTTTCGGCGAGTCGGGTTTCGCTGGACTTGTCGCCTTGTTGGTGTTGGTGGGTTTATTTCGCAAGTAGGACGAAATAGCTTTACATTCCTACAATAAATGTAGAGCAATAAAAAAGGGAAGTGTAAACTTCCCTTTTTTTGTATATATATGAGCCACTTCTCGGATTCGCACCGAGGACCTGATGCTTACAAGGCAACTGCTCTACTACTGAGCTAAAGTGGCACCTCGACTATATTCAGTTATAACCTATTTTTGTAACCGATAGGAGGATTGAACTCCTGTCTTCGCCGTGAAAGGGCGATGTCCTAACCACTAGACGAATCGGTCATTGTGGAGCTCCGGGGATTTGAACCCCGCTGATATCCTCCGTGCAAGGGAGGTGAACACCCCAAGCATTCCCGAGCCCCATACTTCGTGTCAACAGACACAAGTTATTTATTACTGAAAATTTTACTAGCACCTTTCATAACATTAATTAAAAATTTGTTAGTTTCTGTATTAGTTCTTTTTAAACCAATATAACTACCTGTATTAGTTGTTTTCTTTTTAGTTTTTTTCTTTGCCATTTTATACTCCTTTAAAATATACTACCTGTATTAGAAGTATCGATACCACCTGTACCTGAAAATTCTTCTACCATATTGAAATAGTATTTTTTCATTTGATTTATTACTCTTGTAATATGTTGTGTATTAGAACCTGTCATTTCTCTAATCATTATATACAAAGCTTTCTTATTAAAGTTCTCTATATTCATTCTTCTTCTAAATAATTCTAATACTGAATCCGCTACTAATATATCTTTTTGTCTACGAAATATATTAGTTAAATTATTATCCCAATAGTCTAACATTTGAGTTACAAATTCTGAGTTGAAATCATCTACTTCTGCTTGTTCACTTTCACCGAACACATTTCTTTTAAAATCTAAAGACGCTATATCATCGTGTATCTTCATCTTTTTATAATTATTATTATTATTTAAAATCAAATAATTTTTACCAACTATAGAAAAATATGAAAACGCTCTACCCTTATCTGGTTGATATTTTGGTAGTTGTATTACCATAAAGGATACTACCTCGTGTTTTACTTGTTCAAGTGGTACATCAAAATAATAGAATTTAAATGTATGAATCAAGTTCTCAGCCATCTTTATAAACGCCGCGTGTATGTGTTCTTGATAAATTCTATTTCTTATAGCAGGATTAGAAGATTCATTATATCTTATAATAGCCTCTTGAACAGGCATACCAAAATACATTTTACTTTTCTTTTTTCTTTTCTTCTTAACAACTTTAACAGGTTTTTTAATTGCGTCTATTATGGCTTGTTGTTTACTTGTTGACATTAATTTCTTCTCCTTTGACGTTATCTAATTCATTTACTATTTGTTTAATTCTTTTAAATATTGTTCCGACTTCATCATCTGCTTCAAACATACCTTTATCATCAACTTCTTTTAATTGATTTTGAACTATTTGTATTTGTTGAGTAAAATTTTCTACCCAATTCTCTAATAGTTCTGTCTTTCTGAATAAATTCCAAATTACATATCCTTCTACAAGAATAAGTAATCCTAATATTATTTCTATAATCATTACTTATCTCCAAACAATTCATTAAATAAATCTTTTGATTTTTCAGAAAGTATGTCTGGTGTTTTATCTTCTGATAAAGCTTGTTTAATATTATTTACTGATTCCGCTTCTTGCTCTTCACGTTCTTCTTTTAACTCTGGGTTTAAGATTTCACTATACTTAATATCTGAATCAGAACTAAACATATACTGTTCTTTTTCCCATCGAGTAGCTAACAAATCAGCGTTGTGTAATAGATATGGTAAGTTAGTTTTTAAATTCTTACCTTCACCGTATCCCATCAAGTAACCTTTATTAGCTTCTTCATACATACCATCAGTTAGTCTCAACGCTAGATATTCTATCTCACTCATTTTAATATCAAACTGACTTAGCAACCAAACAGCTCTATCTGTTACTGTCATATAATGTAAGTTTTCTTCATAGTTATACATCTTACCTTGATTTATCCTATGCCATTCAGATTCATTAGGTGTATAATAATCATATTCTAAATTACCTACTTTACCTAAGTCGTGATGTAATGCACAAAATATAATAGCCTCTTTATCATACTCTGATGTATGCAACCCTAACTTATCATAAGTTTCATACAACTCTAAAGCAAATCGTGTAACATTTAATATATGACAAACATAACCACCTGGAAATGCATTGTGATAATATATCACTCCACTTGCTGGTGCAAACATCATTCTATCTTTAAAAAATTCATACATTTTTAAAATGTTATCTTTACGTTTACCTTCAAACGTATTATTAATTAATTCAATTACTTCGTCCCACTTTGCTTGTAATTGTTCACCACTCATTTTCATATTTTACTCCTATTAAAAAAATTTATTTTCAATGATATCGTTTTCATATTTTACATTACTTAATCTTTTAAATAAAGGTTTGTATTTTTCAAATACTTGTCTTGGATTATCATTTTTTACCATTGCATCAATTGCTGTTAACAGTTCGTACATATCATTTGACAATATTTGTTTTTTAATGTAATCGTGACAATGAACATAGTACTCAGCCTTTTCAATTGCTTCTTTGAATACCATAAAATTATGTAGTCGAATAGCCATAGTACATTGACCTTTCCATTCTATAGTATCATCCCACGTTAACGCTTCTCTTAAATACTCTCTATCAAACTCAGTAGATACTGGTAGATGTTTAAATACTTGGTCTTTAAACGAATCGTCATATTTTGGTACATTTATTGAACGAAATACTGCTTTCTTAAAATCGTAACTATGGTAATATGAACCAAATACTACAGCTCTATCTGGTGATGAACTATCAGTAGTAACAACTATATCTGAACCAATTTCATTTAAAGATTTCTGTAATTGATTTAACATTAGAAAATCTTTAATTTTAGATATACCTAAAATGTGAAAATATTTATTAGTATCTTTTAAATGTTCTCCACCTTGTAACAATGACATAACACCTGACATAAAAGTAAATACATTTCTACCACCACCGCCAACAGCCCAACCTTGAAATGGATAGTCTTTCATTTCATTATACCAGTTTATATATTCAAGGTCATTTGTACCTTGTACTACATTTAAAAAATCAGTATTACCTGATTGATTATCTGCAAAGTATTTAAAGTTATCTTTACTAATCTTTAAACACTCTTCATACATACCTTCATATTTTATCTTAGGTGGAATATCTAAGTTCATTGCTATATCTGAATTATGTTCTAACCATTTAAAAATTCTTTCTCGAATAGACATATCCCACTTGATAGCTCCAGATGCAATTTGATAACCACCTGAATCACCCATAACAAGATTTTTATCTGTCAATCCTAAATCATTTTTATAATCATCTTTTTTAAAGTGATGCCCAGCAGTAATCAATATATCTGTATGTCTATATTTTTTTGGAAACTCATCACTATAAAATCTTATAGATAAATCATTTTTTAATTTAACATTTTTAGCTAGTGAACTACCCATAGCTCCAGCTGAGAATGATGGGAAATATATAAATTTACTCATTTTAAATAATCCTGTATTTCTTCTGACTCTTCAGTTTCCCAAGGATAAACAATCCACTTATCTCCTTTATTAATAACTGAGTAATCTGGTTTAACAATACTTTGTTCGTGTTCGTGAATTGTAACATAATAATTTTTTTCTGATATGTGATGACTCTTGTATTTTTTTAATGTCTTTCTGGTATCTGCGATATCATCAATTATTATTACATCTTCATTAACATTATCAATATTTTCAATGTAAGGTAAATCTAATTTATGACTTAACATAACAGCCAGTAAACTTCCACCTCTTGGTATACCATATACACCTTTAAATTCTTTTTTTGTATCTTTAATATAAAATGCTATTTCAGTTACACATTCATCAATTAAATTCCAACTTATAAATTCTTTCATTTTAAATCTCTTATAAAATCATAAAATTCTTCTTTAGCCCGTACTGTCTTTTTAAATACACCACTTAACTTAGCAGTTTTCATAACAGCATCGTGTTTAACACCACGAACACATGCACACATATGACTTGCTTCAACCATTACAGCCACACCAATATTCTGCTCACATACATCATTAATATGATTATGAATCTGCATTGTTAAATTTTCTTGTACTTGAGGTCGTCTAGCATAAAACTCAACTATACGATTTAGTTTACTAAGTCCAATTACCTTACCTTCTGGTGCAGGTAAATAAGCTACG